TCTGCATGATAACCCCAGTCTTTTTTATCATAATAAGTCTCAAGCATTTGATACATACTAGGACATCTTCTATTTGATGGAGCTCTTATAAATCTTTCTGCAATAGCAGCATCTGCAAGAATATTAACTATATTATTTCTTACAAAAATATATTGGTTTATCTCATGTTCTATCTTTGACATCTTTTTAATACCCAAGGATATTGTAATTGATCTGGTTTAACTTTTTTTAACTCATCTGTTGGCAAACTTTCTAACTTCTCCAGGAGTTCCCATTCTCCTAATCCTGGATATAAATAATTTTTTATAATCTTTTGTTCTTTGTCATGTACTTGTTTTAGATAACCATTGATTGTTTTAAATCCTTGATAAGACCTATTCTGTTTAAAACCTATTTGTTCTAAAAATTGTTTATGGCTTGGCATAGAATAAATGTCGTATTTATCTTTTTTAATATTCATTAATGGCAAATCGTTGACTTTAATTTGACAAAACTTAATTAGTATTTCTTCAACTTCTTTTGTTTGTAGTTGAAATAATCCAGCAATATCTACAAGCCGAACATAAGCTGTATGTTTTTGAACATTATAATTTTTGCAAAGATAATGATAAATTTTAAATTCTTGATGAGTTAATGGTGCAGTTATAATATTAGGATCTGTTAGATAAAAGTTTGACATAGTTATTTCTCCTTGTGAAGTTATGATTGTGTTCGTTATTTTCTAAAACTCTTTTGAGTAGGTAGTCTTTTGATTGGCAAACCTTAATGTGTTCCTGGACCTTAAATTCTAAATACTGTAACCACTTATCTAAATCGATATGTTGTAGATCTCCTTTAGATGGAGCTATTCTTCGAACAGAGAGGCTCTCTAATGGTCCATTATCTGCTTTGCCTTCAGTTGTGTAATAGAGCTCAAAAAAAGGTATTTGAAGAGCTGTTGCAATTTCTAAATAAATTCTCTTTGTATAAAAAGGCTTTGTTTTATATTGGTCATTAGCATTGAAGATTAAATCAGCTAAAAATAAGGCTTTTCCACATGCTGGACATTGAGAAATCTTATCAATATCGCTATATGCAATACCATTATGTTGGTTTCTATGCCAAATTGAGTATGGTGTCTTTAAAACTCCTGGATATTGCTCTTTTCTAGCCATAAAACCTCAATAATCTGTACAGATAGATAGTCAACTAAATTTATGCGTTTTGGATAAACTCCTTTACTTTTCCAGGTTGAATAACTATATAAAAGACAATGTCAGATATTCAAAAATATCCAATAGAAGAGAGGCAAATAGGCGACTGGTCTAATGTTGCTGAACTAATCGACTATAAAATTGTAAGAACTATTAAAGGCGGATTGCTTGGAACGCAAATGGCTGATGTTTTATTTATTTACAAAAAAAAATTTAATCAATCAGATGTACAACAAAAAAAACTTCATCTTTATGGAGAAGAAGGAGTTGTTTATAAAAGATGTATTGACATCATTTCCAGAAAAAAAAATGAAAGACAAAAACATGAAATGATGAATAAATTTGTTGATGAATTTAATTTAACAAAATTTACTACAAACGAAACAACATCTCCTGGAACTTTACTTGGAAGAGCTATTAAAAATACTGGTTATACAGCAAGACAATTCGCAGAAAAAACTGGAATTAAAGCACCATCTTTATATCATCATGTAAGTGGTGGAAGAGAGATCTCAAGAGAGATTGCTATGGAATATGCAGATAAACTTAATTGCGATCCAGTTGATTTAATGTTTGATAAAAAAACTTGTCCAGTGTGGGCCAAAGTTGATTTGCTAAAACCAACTGAATTAGAAGATACTTATAACCCAGGTAGATTATTTAGTTATGCAGCGGATGACAAAGATTTTGAAAATGTAATTGTTCCAAGAGATCTTTACAGAGAAGATGTTAAAGCAATTAAAATTACTGCAAGAGGATCAATGTACGATAATAAAATTGCTTTTTATTATAGAGCAGAAAACAAAGAGCAAAATATTTTAAATCAATTATGTGTAGTAGGTGTCGAAGTTCAAGCAAGTCCATTTGGATTAGATGATACAGAAACAAGATATTATTTTGGTTTATATGAAGAGGTTAGAGGTCAATGTAATTTAATTAATCCAGATCCTTATGCTAATGACCAAAAAAATAAAATGATTTTACAAAATTTTACACCAGAATTTATTACTCCAGTTGCAGCTCTTGTAAATCCAGATGCTGTTAAAGATCAAACTGATTTAAAAAAAACAATTCCACAATCAGCTTTATTTAGAAGAGAAGAAATGCTTGAAGCTGAATTAGAAAAAACAAGAAGATTATTAAATAATAAAAACAGACATGAAGAAGATCTTGGAGATGTTTTAAAAGTTACAAGAGAGCATGCAAGAAAAATAAAACATCAAGCAGAAAAACAAATGCAAGAAGTTGCAGAACAAGAAAAAAAATTAAGAGAAGATATGAAAAAAATTTCTGATCTTATTCAAAAGCAAATGTACGATGAAAAAGAAAAACAAAAAATTAATTTATTTCAAAAAATTGGAGAAAAAATTAACAGAGATAGTAGAGCAAAATTAAAAGTTGTTGGAGTTGGTAGAAAAAATGTTTGAAGATTGGATTAAAGAAAAACAAACTGCAACAGATCATGACATTGAAAAAGATTTCCAAATTCCAACTGGTACTTTAAAGAGATGGAGACTTGATAAAGATATGGATAGTCCATTACACTTTAGATTAGGCGATACAATTTTATATCCAAGAGCTGCTTTTGTTGAATGGTTTTTAAAACATATTAAGAACAAAAAAGCCTCTGTCGTTCAAATCGGATCAAAGCGAACCAAATCGAACATTAGCGAAAACTAAGTTTATCCATATCGCATAAACTCATTTACATATTATATGGAGGTCTTATATGTCCTTTCATATGATTATAAAATCAAACATACAAAACACACAGCCAGTTTCAGATCCTTTAGCTGAAGCATTAGAAAAAACATTACCAACCTTTGCAAGAAAATTAAAAATCAATCATTACTCTCCAACTCAATTTGCTATTCCAGATGCAGCTTGGTTATTCAAATATGTTTGGATGGACCAAAAGATGAGAAGAGAATTACTTCCAAGCAATGCAGCTATGGAAGCTGGCAAAATTGTTGGAGAAGTTCTTCAAAGAATTTACGCAGATACAATTTATAAATTACATCCAACTTTAAAAAAAGTTCAACCATTCTCAAATGAAAAAATTACTAAAGATGCAGCTCTCCAGGAAGAGATAGAAAAATTAAAAGAATATATTCCTAATGATGAGAAGGATAGCGACAAGAAGCAAAAATATTTAGAAGAAATTCCAGAAGTAATTAATAATGCTTTAACTGGATTAAAAGAACTAGCAGTGGCAAGTCCTACAACTTGCGAAAGACAAATATCAATCGATAACCTGGAAGGTTTTTCTTCTCCGTTGTTACCTACAGTTGGTCGTATTGATTTTGACTATGGCAGTATCAGTAATCATGAGTTCGGTACACCTCTCACAGAGACTAATCCGACATCGCAAGATGCCTTTCCTCATAAGATTATTGAACTGAAAACTAAATGGTCTCGTCTAGGCAAGATTAAAAAAGATGGATCTCGGAGTTTTCTTGTTTCCTCCGTTCCAGCTACTGCTAGTTTTAATCATGTATGTCAGGTGGCAACATACGCAGCACATTTTAATTTTAAAGTTCCAGCATATTTACTTTACGCAACTAAATCTGGTTACACTATTTTTGATAGTACCAACTGTCATCATTTAACAGTTGAAGGTATGAAAAGAAATTTACAAATAATGTTTAATACTTTTAGAAGAAGAGAACAGATCTTAACTTTATATCAAGATTTCACTAGAGAAGAAATTATTGAAGGTGCAGCATCTTTAATGGATATGAATTTAGATCATCCTTTTGCCTGGAATGGCATGCCAACAGAATTATTAAAAGAAGCTAAATCTTTATGGAAGTTATCATGAAGTTAAACGATTTTTATATCCAAAGAAAATTGGACCAACACAAACAACAAATTAAAAGAAGAATTTTATCGGCTCTTTTGATTTTAACTATAGGAGGTTTAACCTTATGGCTGATATAAAAGATAAGCTAGTCCAGGCTGTTAATGAATTTAAAAAATCATTAGATGGACAAACAATTCCAATACATGGAAAAAGCTATGCTACTGTTGCTTTACGAATAGCTGTTGCAAGAAGAGTTCTTGGAACTGCATTAGATATTGTAACAAAAATAGTCAGTATTGATAAAGAAACTGTCGTTATGCAGTCAGATATTTATGTTGATGGTCAACATGTATCTACTGGTCATTCAGAGGAAAAACGAAATTCCTCAAAAATAAATCAAACTTCAGCTCTTGAGAATTGCGAAACCTCTGCAACTGGTAGAGCTCTTGCATTCCTAGGCTTTATTTCAGATGGAATTGCATCTGCTGAAGAAGTTTCAACTGCAATCATGCAGCAAGACAAAAAGATCCAAACAGCTTTAAAAGAATTAGAGGCTGTGTCTCACAAAGGATCTTATCAAGAATGGTTGTCTAAAAATAAAGCAATGTTAGGAGATCTGAAGATTAAAAATCCGATTGCCTACACCACCTTTATGGAAGATTTCCAAGTACACAAAACCAATCTGCAAACCAAAGGAGTTATATAATGTCAGATGATTTTAATACAGAAGCTAAAAAAGAGAGGCCAGATCTTGGAGCTGCTTTTATAGCAACAAATAAAAAATCTCCACAATCTTACGATATGTCAGGAACTATTGTTGTTGATGGAGTTAAGCATCGTTTCGGAGCTTACAAACAAAAAGCTAGCGGTAAAGGCAAGATGGCTGAAGGTACAGAATTTTATACCTTTTACAGAGTTGAGCTTGATGATGGAGTTACTGGAGCACCAGCTGCTGATACCAGTTTTAATCCTTCAGAGTTGGAGGCTTAATAATGGACCCAGATAAATTCAAATCAGTTGCCATTAACATTAAGACTTATCAGTTGCTTGAAGAGCTTTCTCAAAAGAGATTTGAGTTACCTATAAGTATGTCAAAGACTGTTGAGTTTTATGTTCAAAGAGGTCATGAGGATTTTAAAGGTAAGGATGCCAAGAAAAAAACTTCATAACCGCCTGGAGGAACTAGAAAGTTCCAGACAAGATCAATATGGATCTTTCGAAGATAATATGAATAAGATTGCTTCGTCATGGTCCATAATCTTGGACAAACATTTAATCGCACCAATTGAAGGATGGCAAGTTCCATTACTTTATGCTCAAGCAAAATTAATTAGAGCTACACATAAATTTAAAGAAGATAGTTACGATGATGCTTTGGCTTACATCGTTCAAGCACATGACATGCACAAAGAAAAATCAGAAGAGATTGATACCGATGAG